AGGATTTGAGCAAGTGTCAGAAACTGACATCCAACCTGGCGACGCGGTGCTGATGAACATTTCAGGCCAAGGCTTGAACCATGTCGGCGTCTACCTTGGCGATCAGCTTTTGCTGCATCACATTCGTGGCCGGTTGTCTTCCCGAGACCTCTATGGCGGCTGGCTTCAAAAGTGCAGCGGCTGGGTCGGAAGACTTACTATGGCAAAAGGCTAGGCGGTTCCATGCGCGAGATCAGGCTCTACGGGAAGCTGGCTAAGTTCATCGGCAAGCGTGTGTTCCGCGCTGATGTCGCAAACGCCGCCGAAGCAGTGCGGTTTTTGCTGGCCAATTTCCCGCAGGCCGAAAAGCACATGGCCGACCAGCATTACCGGGTCAGCCTGGGTGAGCGTGACCTGGAGCTTGATGAGATCCACCATCCTGCTGGTCAGCAGGTCATTAAGATCGTGCCGGTTGTGTCTGGTGCAGGCGCTGTCGGGCGAATCCTGCTGGGGGCCGCTCTGATCGTTGGCGCGTTTTTTACGGGTGGCGCGACACTGTTTGGTTCTGTAGCACTTGGCAGCGTGTTGTTTGGCGTCGGCGCCAGCTTGGTCCTCGGCGGTGTTGCCCAGTTACTAACGCCAGTCCCAGCAACACCGACGGGCATGGATTCAAATAGCGACCCCCGCAAGTCGTACAGCTTTAGCTCGGTGCAAAACACCAGCCGCCAAGGTACGCCGGTTCCGGTCGTCTATGGCGAAACCATCGTTGGCTCGGTGGTGATCAGCGCCGGCATTGACATCGCCCAGGTGGCAGCATGACCGACCTAATCCTTGGCGCTGGCGGTGGCGGCGGCGGCGGTGGTGGAAAAGATGGCGGCGGCGGCGGCGGATCACAGCACACGCCAACCGAAGCGGCAAACAGCCTATTTTCAACTTCTTACGCCAAACTGATCGACCTGATCAGCGAAGGAGAAATCTATGGTTTGGTCAATGACTTAAAATCAGTCTACGTTGACAACACCCCGCTACAAAATGCTGACGGATCTTATAATTTTCAAAACGTCACCGTTTACACAAAGACCGGAACGCAGGCGCAGGCTTACATTCCGGGTTTTGATGATATTGCCAACGAGGTAAGCGTTGGCACGACGGTAACGGCATCAACGCCAATCGTCCGAACGATTACGAATACTGCCGTCAATGCTGCCCGCGTCACTATTACGGTCCCACAGCTTCAGCAGTACACCGACCAAGGCGACATCAACGGAGCCAGCGTCAATCTTCAAATTGCCGTTCAATACAACGGCGGCGGTTTTACCACGGTCATCGATGACACGATTAGTGGTCGCACAGGGCAGCAATACCAAAAGCAATACTCCGTCAACCTCTCGGGCGCGTTCCCAATTGACATCAGGGTCACTCGCGTCACGGCGGATAGCGGCAGCTCAAAACTGATCAATGCGTTTGCATGGACCAGTTACACGGAAGTCACCTACGCCAAGCTGGCCTATCCCAACTCTGCGCTCGTTGGTGTCCGCATCGACGCTGAGCAATTCAGTAACATTCCCAGCCGGTCTTATCGTGTCCGTGGGATTAAAGTCAAAATCCCAAGCAACGGCACGGTCAACAGCACCACCGGAGCAATTACCTACACCGGTACATGGGACGGCACATTCGGAGCCGCGCAGTGGACCTCAGACCCTGCCTGGTGCTTGTGGGATTTGCTTACATCGACGCGCTACGGATTTGGCAATCACATCGACACTACCCAGCTCGACAAGTGGGCGTTCTATTCCGCCTCTCAGTATTGCGGTGCCAGCGTGCCTGATGGCTTTGGCGGGACTGAGCCGCGCTTCAGCTGCAACGTCAACATTCAAACGGCTGACGATGCCTACAAACTGATCAACGATATGTCCTCAGTGTTCCGGGCGATGCCCTACTGGAGCACCGGAGCGCTAACTGTTGCGCAGGACAAGCCATCGGATCCGGCCTACCTTTTCACCTACGCCAACGTCTCAGAAGAAGGTTTTAGCTATAGCGGTTCCAGCCTGAAGACCAGGCCCACGGTGGCAGTGGTCCAATACATGGATCTATCGCTGCGCAATGTGTCTTATGAGGTAGTCGAAAACCAAACGGCCATCAGCAAGTATGGCGTCATCAAGACTGACATCACCGCCTTTGCCTGCACTTCCAGAGGCCAGGCGCATCGGATCGGGGAATGGCTGCTCTATTCCAGTCAATACGAAACCGAGACCGTTACCTTCATGGCCTCGATCGATGCTGGTGTCATCGTCAGGCCCGGCCAGATCATTGAGATCAGCGACCCCGTGCGAGCTGGTGCCCGGCGGGGCGGGCGGATCAAGTCGGCCACAACAACGGCCATCACGGTCGATGATGCCACTGGCCTAACCACCGCCAATAGCCCGGTGCTTTCAGTCATCCTCAGCGATGGGACAGTGCAAGCCAGATCAGTCGCAAGCATCGCTGGCAACGTCATCACAGTCAGTTCTGCGTTCAGCTCGGCACCAAATGTCAACTCGGTTTGGATCTATGAGACCACCGACCTAAAGACAACCACTTGGCGCGTCTTGGGCGTGCAGGAACAGGACCAGTGCAAATACGCCATCACGGCATTGGCCTACAACGCCAGCAAATATGACTACATCGAGCGGGGCGTAACGCTTCAAACTCGCACAGTCAGCACTCTGAATGTCATCCCTGCCGCACCGACCAACCTCGGCGCGTCCGAGACTCTATACGAAACCAACGGTCGGGCAGCTGCAAAAATCATCGTCACATGGCAGCCAATTGCTGGCGTCTCGCAATACCGATTCCGCTGGCGTCAACAAAACGGCAACTGGAACAACGAAACAATTCAAAAGTCAGATTATGAAATTCTCAACACAACATCCGGCAATTACGAAATCCAGGTTTACAGCCTAAATGCTGCATTAAACCAATCAGTTCAACCCGCTGCGCTCAATTTTGCGGCTTATGGCAAAACGGCGCCGCCTTCTGATGTAACTGGGCTATCGCTTATCCCGATCGATTCTGCCAGCGCGGTGCTGTCGTGGGATTCGGCGCCAGATATTGATGTCCGGCTTGGCGGCAAAGTGCTCATCCGTCATTCGGTGTTGACCAGCGGCGCAGTTTGGGAAGAAGCTCAGGAGCTGGTGCCAAGCGCATCGGGCAATCAAACTCAAAAACAGGTGCCACTTTTGACGGGCACAGTGTTGATCAAATTTGAAGACGACACAAGCAATCGTTCCGTCAATGCGACCAGCGTAATCGTGACGTTGCCAACGCCACAACCGCGTTACACGGTTACGACCTACGCCGAAGATGCTGAGTCACCTCCGTTTACAGGCAATTACACCAACATGGTCTACATGTCGGAATTTGGCGGAATCATTCTGACAAGCGGCACCAACGTCGATGACATGGCAACCGATGGGAATTGGGACGCGCTAGCTTCAATCGATAGCATTGGTGGTGTTGTCAGCAGCGGTGAATACGAATTTGGCAGTACCTACGACATGGGCGCGACGTTCGATGTCAATTTGACCAGGCGGTTCACGTCCAGGCCTTACCTGCCCGCATCGCTATGGGATGACAAACTTGACTTAATTGATGACTGGTCGCGTATTGACGAGACCAACCTCGATGGCGTTAATGCCACGCTCTACGTTCGCAGCACCACAGATAACCCTGCTGGAACGCCGACTTGGAGCAATTGGCGGGAATTTGCCAATGCCATCGTGAAAGCGCGTGGCTTCCAATTCAAAGTGCTTGCCGAAAGCACCGACACCTCGCAAAACATCATCATCGATCAACTCGGCGCAACCCTTGAACTCCAGCAACGCACTGAGCAGTCAGGGACGCTGACTTCAACGGCAGGCACCTATAGCGTGACCTTCGGGAATGCCTTCTATCAAGCACCCACGCTGGGCTTGACTGCCTTCAACATGGCGACCGGCGACTACTGGAACATTGCAAGCGTCACGACCACGGGTTTTCAGGTAACATTCAGGAACAGTGCAGGGACTGCCGTGTCTCGGCAATTCACTTACAATGCCGTCGGCTACGGCAAAGCAGGCTAACGCATGGCTCAAGCTGACCTCAACGTTGCCAACCAGTCAGGAGCGGCTTTCCGTTCTGACTTGAATGGCCAGCTGCTGGCACTTGGCACGCTTCAAAGCGGCGCCAGCGCACCAAGCACGACCTACGCCTACATGCAGTGGGCGGACACCACCACCGGCCTGTTGAAGATTCGTGATTCCGCTAATGCTGCATGGATCACGGTCGGCACATTGGCTAGCACCAACCTGGGGCTGGCCACGCTGGCATCACCGACTTTCACGGGCACGCCGGCCGCACCGACAGCAACGGCTGGCACAAACACTACGCAAATCGCCACGACAGCGTTTGTGGCTACGTCATACGCGCCGCTGGCTAGCCCGACCTTTACCGGAACTCCCGCTGCACCGACTGCCACCGCAGGCACGAGCACCACGCAGGTTGCCACAACCGCTTTTGTTGGAACTGCGGTATCTGGGGTCTCAAGCGGTTATGCAGCACTGACTGGCGCTACTTTCACTGGCAACGTAACCGTTCAGACGAGCAGCCAACCGCAATTCATTCTCAACAGCACCGCATCTGGCAGCTGGAAAAGCAACATTCGTTTTCAAAACAGCGGCACTGCTAAATATGAAATTGGCGCTGATACTAATGCAGCGGGGGCAAACAATTTTTACTTTTATGACGCCGTAGCAGCCGTCAACCGGGCAACCATTGATGCAAGCGGTTATTTTGCATTCGATTCCGGTTATGGTTCTGCCGCAAAAGCATACGGTTGCCGTGCATGGGTAAACTTTAATGGCACAACTGCAAGCCCTAGCACCATTCGTGGCAGCGGTAACGTCAGTAGCGTAACGAAGAATGGAACGGGGGATTACACGGTAAACTTTACGACTGCAATGCCGGACACAAACTATGCTCCAACATTTGGTGGTTTTAACACTGGAAATGGTGACGGCGGATGGATTGCAGCTGGCAATGGCAGTGGATCTTACCCAGCAGGCGTAACTACTGCATCTCTTAGGCTTCTTACATTCAATAACGCTGGTGCTTCTCAAGATCAACAAGCAGTTTTTGTTCAGGTCTTCCGCTAACCCATCATGAC